GTGCCCAGGGTACAACTGGATTTACAGGTTCCCAAGGTGCGCAAGGCCCTATTGGATTTACTGGTTCTGCCGGCTTCACCGGCAGTCAAGGAGCTCAAGGACCAATTGGATTTACTGGATCTCTTGGTGCTCAGGGACCAATTGGTTTCACAGGTTCGCAAGGTCCGCAGGGTACAACTGGATTCACTGGTAGTGTTGGATTTACCGGGTCATTAGGTTTCACCGGTTCCAAGGGCGATATTGGTTTCACCGGCTCAAGAAGCAATTCTTATATTGGAAACACGGCGCCATCTTCACCGGCGGCTGGTGATACCTGGTGGAATTCAGATACCGGTAGATTATATGTTTACTACAATGACGGTAATACCGTCCAGTGGGTTCAGGAGTCTGCTCGCGGTCCAGAAGGATACACTGGTTCTCAAGGTGCTACTGGATTTACTGGATCTGTTGGATTTACCGGGTCATTAGGTTTTACTGGTTCTGCGGGTTTCACTGGTAGCCAAGGTTCTACAGGTTTTACTGGATCTCGTGGCGCTGATGGTAACTTCGGTGGCGCTACTTTTGATTATACGTTTGATACAACAACTACTGCTTCAGACCCTGGTACAGGTCGTATAAGATTCAATAATGCTAACGTAACGTTGGCTACAGCGATGTATATTGACTCGTCAAACGATGGCGCAACAGATATTACATCATTCTTAAATACTATTGATGACTCTACAAGTACAATTAAAGGTCACTTTAGAGTTTCGAATAGATTAGACGCGTCTGATTTTGCACTATACACCATTTCTAGTATTACTAATAATACTGGTTGGTTTACTGTTAACTGTGCATATGTTTCTGGTTCTGCTACATCTTTTACAAACCTAGAAGATATTATTATCACCTTTGCAAGAACAGGTGATCGTGGCGATACTGGGTTTACAGGTTCTGTGGGTGCGCAAGGACCAATTGGTTTTACTGGTTCACAAGGTGCTACAGGTCCTCAAGGTCCTACTGGGTTTACTGGTTCTATCGGTGCCCAGGGTCCTATCGGTTTCACAGGTTCACAAGGTGCCACCGGTCCTCAAGGACCTCAAGGTCTTATTGGTTTTACTGGTAGCCAAGGTGCAACAGGTCCAACCGGGGCTACAGGACCACAAGGCACAACCGGCTTTACTGGATCTCTTGGGGCTCAAGGTCCAATCGGTTTTACTGGATCCCGCGGATTTACTGGATCTCGTGGTAATTCATATATTGGTAATACAGCACCTTCGTCTCCATCTACAGGCGATACTTGGTGGAATTCCGACACAGGACGTTTATACGTTTACTACGATGATGGCAATACCGTCCAGTGGGTACAAGAGTCGGCTAGAGGTCCAGAAGGATATACTGGATCGCAAGGTGCTACAGGATTTACTGGATCTGTTGGCGCCCAAGGTACAACCGGCTTTACTGGATCTCTTGGTGCACAAGGACCTCAAGGTCTTATTGGTTTCACAGGTTCTCAAGGCGCCGGTGGCCCTCAGGGTCCAATTGGATTTACTGGTAGCCAAGGTGCAACTGGTCCTACAGGACCACAAGGACCTATTGGTTTCACTGGTTCACAAGGTGCAACAGGCCCGCAAGGAACGACTGGATTTACAGGAAGTCAAGGTGCAACTGGTCCTACAGGACCTACTGGACCTACTGGACCACAGGGGCCAATTGGATTTACCGGAAGTCAGGGCGATAAAGGTGGTGTAAGATACGCGTTTAGTACCACAACAACCGACGCCGACCCTGGAAATGGAACGATTCAATACAACAATGCCACGATTGGTTCAGTAACACAAATCTTTATTGACAATGTCGATGCCGCCGGTATAACTCAAACCGCATGGTATGATACATGGGATGATAGCACTAATAGCGTTCGCGGCCAGCTGACAATTGTCGGAAATCTGGCAGGTAGTACAGTTGTTAATATTTTCAATGTAACTGGCGCTGTTACTGTCGCTACTGGCTATTATAAGATTCCGGTGTCTTATGTTTCTGGATCGTTACCAACTAACGCAGCGGCTTTAGTAGTTAATTTTTCACGTACCGGTAACCTTGGATTTACAGGATCTCAGGGGGCACAAGGCACAACTGGATTCACCGGTTCTCAAGGCGCCCAAGGTCCTACGGGGCCACAAGGAACAACTGGTTTCACTGGATCTCTTGGTGCTCAAGGACCAATTGGTTTTACCGGTTCACAGGGCGCTACAGGTCCTACTGGGCCAACCGGCCCCCAGGGAACAACCGGCTTTACTGGTTCACAGGGCGCTACCGGACCAACCGGACCAACAGGTCCTACAGGGCCACAAGGAACCACTGGTTTCACTGGTAGCCAAGGTGCTACTGGCCCAACTGGCCCAACTGGACCACAGGGTCCACAAGGTACAACTGGATTTACTGGATCGCAAGGTGCAACCGGGCCAGTAGGACCGACAGGTCCTACTGGACCACAAGGAACCACAGGTTTCACTGGATCTGTTGGTGCACAAGGTGTTATTGGTTTCACTGGATCGCGAGGATTCACAGGATCGCGAGGAAATTCATACATTGGCAATACTGCCCCAAGTAGTCCAGCAGATGGTGACACTTGGTGGAACTCTGATACCGGTAGATTATACGTTTATTATAACGATGGCAATACAGTTCAGTGGGTACAAGAGTCAGCTAGAGGACCTGAAGGATATACTGGTTCATTAGGATTTACTGGATCAATCGGCTTTACCGGATCACAGGGTCCTATTGGTTTTACTGGTTCACTAGGTGGCACCGGACCGACCGGTCCTACCGGACCAACAGGTTTCACAGGATCAGGTGGTGCATTATTAACAGCTGTAGATGATAGAATCATTGAACCAAGTGCTCTAGCAGCATCTAGAATGAATTTTGGTTTCACATCATTTAATAATAATAATACTTCGCCATATGGAGACTATTTCCATCTAAGAAGTTATAGTGATGCATCAGGAGGAAATGACAACCTGGTCATGTTCCGTAAAGATGCTATTGGTATGCGTATTTGGCAAGCGCCATACGGTAATACAAGTGCCTATGCAACTTATAATGATGTAGTGTTGGCAAATAGTACTGGCCACTCTACTGTAACTGGATCATTTAGAGCTCCAGTTTTTTATGATAGTGATAACGTCAATTATCTTGTTGATCCTAGCGGCACTTCTGTTCTTCATGCATTAACTTTAAATACTACAGTCGATAGAAAAGTATCTTTCACTAGAACCGGCGCAAATACATTCACAATTGAGCACGATACCTCTAGAATGTATTTCTATAATCCGGGGACTACTAATACGATTCTATCTATGACCAACGCAAGTAACGTTGGTGTAGGAACTGCCAGCCCAGTAGCAAAATTTGTAGTAAGTAATGCTGCTGCTGAAGGGCTTGAAATCAATCCTACTGGAGGCGTCGGCGGTGGCGCTACAATTGTTACCTATAACCGTAACACTTCGGCTTACACGGCTCTGACCACTTATGCCACGACACAAACTTGGTACTCTAATGGAACCACACGCGCGATTGATTTAGATACTACCGGCAACGTTGGTATCGGTGCAGCAACACCGACCTTTACTTCCGGATCTGGTCTAGAAATCCAAAGAACTGGTACCGCAACACTTCGTTTGGATTCGGCGACCTTTGCAACTGAACTTCGTGGACATACAGATGGTACGCAAATCTACCAGCTCAGCGCAGGTTACCTAGCCTTTGGTGCGAATAACGTAGAAACTGCAAGATTTGCAGCAAACGGCAACTTTGGCATTGGCACTACAACTCCTGGTTACAAACTTGAAGTCAACGGATCTTTTGCTGCTACAACAAAAAGCTTCTTGATCGATCACCCAACTAAGGAAGGTTTAAAACTTCGTTACGGATCTCTTGAAGGTCCAGAAAACGGCGTGTATCTTCGTGGAAGACTTAAGGATTCAAACGTCATTGAACTTCCGGAATATTGGACTGGTCTGGTTGATGAAAATACAATTACTGTTAATTTAACTGCCATTGGCAAATCTCAAAAACTCTGGGTCGAAAATATCATTGATAATAAAGTATATATTGGTGGCAAGAATATTAATTGCTTCTATACAATATTTGCTGAACGCAAGGATGTTGAAAAGCTTGAAGTGGAGTTTTAATTGTGGCGATCTCGTATAATACATCAATAGTTAGAGATGGATTAATACTAAACATCGATGCAAACAACCCAAGATCGAACAAAGGAAGAAACAGAAATGTTCTTTCTTGGTATGATTGGCCCACAGATTTATCAGATGACATTAGTGCTACTGGATCGTGGCCATCATATGGAAGAAATGGTGAAGTAGGTATTAATACTCGCACATTGGATACAAATCCATTTGGTGTTTCAGATATAGTTTGGAACGTATCTAACCAAGATGCAGCTTCTGATGACGACGGCGGATGGAATACAAGTACATTTGCTATAGATGTTACAAAAACTTATCGTTTTTCTACATGGATGAGAAGAAAAACTGTAGGTAATGGATCATCATATCTTGGACCACATTCTAACTGGAGCGCAGTGCCAGGAGAATATATTTTAAATAGATCCAATGCCGCCGAGAATCAAAACCCATATTTTGTAGCTGCTGCTTGGTGGGGTGTTGCTAATGATTGGTATTTAGTTGTTGGTCATGTATGGGCAGCCGGCAGTGGTACAGGAAGTGCTCATCCAGATTCTGGAATTTATAACACGGCTGGCACAAAAATAGCAAGCTGTACAGACTTTATGTGGGCTCCGACAAATACTACATCATTCCAAAGATCGTATCTCTATTACTCAACCGATGTTACAACAAACCAACAATGGTATCAACCGAGAGTTGATGCACTTGATGGTACGCAGCCGACTATTACAGAACTTTTGAATAATGCTGGAAATAGATGTTATAATCTAGTAGAACCCACAAATACAGTCACGTTATTTAATCAGACTAGATACGCACAAGGCGCGTTTGTATTTGATGGATCTCATGATTATATTGGCGTTTCATCCCCTTCTGGTAAATGGAACTGGGCTCCAACAAGTAGTTCTTTCAAAAACACTCTCTCAATAGAGATGTGGGTCAAGAGTTCAGATACATCGGGTCAATATATATCAAAACCGTGGAATGGCAACGGTGAGTATAATTACCAATCCAGTCATAATAGTTGGTTTACTTCTGTAGGCAATCAATCGCACAGTCAAAGCTTTACTTCTCTAGCCACAGGGAACTGGGAGCATGTCGTATTCATTGTAACACCTACACAAAAAGCAGTATATCGTAACGGTATTATTAACGCGGCCTATACAAACCACAGCATTACGAATAATACTCCTACAACTGCAAATAACAATGAAGACTTGGCACTTATGACTTTGTATCCATACGGATTTTATACTTGGGATCAGCCTACACATGCAATTGCAGGATCTTTGGCATCATGCAAAATTTATAATAAAGTATTGTCAGCGGCAGAGGTTTTGCAAAACTTTACTGCAATGAGAGGACGGTTTGGAGTATGACACCTGAAGAAATGCAATCAAGATTGGATATCTGCAAAGAATGCGATAGTTTTGTTATTGAAGAATTTGGCACCAGTTGCAGTGAATGCATTGGCGGATGCTCGATTAGTAAGCTTATTTCTCATGAAGAAGAAATATGCCCAAAAGGTAAGTGGTAATGGGTTTAGTACAATCTCCTAAAATTGTAACAAATGGATTGGTGTTTTATTACGACCAAAATAACATTAAGTCGTATGTGGGCCCGGCTATTCAAAACCGTGCGCCTGGACTTGCATCAAACTATGGATCAGTTCCATCAACAGCGACAGGTAGATCTTATTCTGGCGGAACTGAAGTTGTAAATGTTCCTCAGATAGGTCCAACCACAGTTGCATTTACTAATATTCAAAATAACTATACATCATTTACTCCAAATTCGACTGATTGTTGTCCAAGCCCACATACATATACCGGTAACTTTGCTGTAAGTCCTTCTACGCTATATACGTATGCTATCGTATATAAAGTTCTTTCTGGATATACTCATGCCAACTTTATGTATCGATATGAATATACTTCAAATGGCGGGTCTTATGTAACAGAAGGCGGTGTACATAATACTTCAAACAGAGTTCATCTTGGAGATGATTGGTATTGGGCATGGGGAACTTTTACTACACAAGCCACTACAAATTGGATTCAATATGCCGGTTCATATTATTATAGGTATTCGAATGAAACCGATAAGTTCTCAATAGCCAGGGTTCTTATTGTTCAAGGCGATTATACTGGATTACATCCGAGACACTGGCCAGCAGTAAACACAACGAGAGCAAATACAGCCGCACTTTTAGATCCTATTGGTAAAAACACTATAACAGCCACAAGTCTTACTTATGCTGCAAATGGGTCTTTTAGTTTTAATGGAAGTAGTAATTATATAACCGTCCCTCTTACTAATTTAGGATCGCAAAGAAACACTTTTACAATTGAATTGTGGGCTAGGCTTTCTGGCTCGACAGCTAATTTACTTTTTAATGCCAAGGGGCAGGGATTATATCCCAGAATTACAAATACGGGTTCTAATATAGTACAGGTTCAATATAGACCAAATGGCGTAACGACTTCTATTAATTCTAATACTATCACTCTTAATACATGGTATCATTTTGTGTTTACGTATGATTCTTCAGCAGGAGGTAAATTATACACAAATGGAATTCTTACTGGTTCTGAAACTACAACGTTGGGTACGCATGACGGTGGGACGTCCGGTTCGATGTTAATTGGTAATGATACAAATTTAAATTATTGGGGCAAAGGCGATATCGATATAGTAAAGATGTATGATAAAGTATTAACGGCCGTTGAAATCCAACAAAACTTCAACGCTCTAAGAGGAAGGTATGGAATCTAATGGGTGTTTTTTCTGGTCCCAATTTAAAAATGGAAAATACTGTTAACATCAGCAACATAGTTACTGATCAATTGCAATTATATTATGATTCTGCAAGATCGTTCTCATATAGTGGGGCCGGCGCAATTTGGAAAGATCTTTCCGGCAATGCACGCAATTTAACATTATACAATGCTGGTGGAACAACATACTCTACACAACCGGCCGGCCCACCAGTATATGATAGTGTTTCGTCCAAAGGTATATTTACGTTTGACGGGACAAATGACTGGGGTAAGTTTAGTAACTATACATTTCCAGCAAATGTTACCGTTTCAATTTGGGCAAGAACATCAGATTCAAGCGGAAACAGAAAAGGTTTGATTTCAAATTGTAGTGGAGGCCCAGTTGGTTTGTCATACGAAATGAATAGTAGTAAAATGCACTATTATTACTATACTACAAGCTGGCAAAGTGCTTATGGTGTTGCAACTATTAATAATGGTGCTTGGAAAAATTTGGTGTGGGCAAAGTCCGGTACTAATATGAGAATGTACATTAATGGAACATTAGATTCCAACACCACTTTAGTAGGAAGCGTAACAGCTGTTATGAATTGCATAGGTACGAGTTGGGGGCCATGCAATTCTGATTCTTATGGACCAGGACAAGATGGCTATTCGACTGTTTGGCCAGGATCAATTGCAATCGTAATGGTGCATTCAAAGCAACTGTCCGATGCCGAAGTTCTACAGAATTATGATAATACTAAAAGAAGATTCGGTCTATAAATATAAAAAAATAAGGCAAAAGCATGGCTGACAGCTATAAAGATATTATTATAACTCCAAACAGAAGTAACACCGCCGATCCAAAGATCGAATTTCGCGGTGGTAATTCTTCTGTTAACACAGCAATTACTGTTCAGACATATCCCACATCAAATGGAACTCTTTCTTTTGAAGGTTCAGCCGGCCAACTATTTTCTATTACTAATGACTTAACCGGTTCTATATTTTCTGTTAATGATATTTCAGGTATACCGTCGATTGAGGTGTTTGCCAATGGCCAAATTAATATGGCACAATATGGCGGTAATATTGTTATTGGAACTGGCGTAGGATTATCAGCAAACGGATCATACGGTTCATCAGGTCAGGCTCTTGTTTCTAATGGATCTTCTATTTTTTGGTCATCTAATCCAGGCTTTACTGGATCTGCAGGGTCAACAGGCCCGACCGGTCCAACCGGACCGACAGGACCTACTGGTTTCACAGGATCTCAAGGTGTTACAGGCCCGACCGGTCCAACCGGTCCAACCGGACCGACAGGACCTACTGGATTTACAGGATCTCAAGGTACTACAGGTCCACAGGGACCGGCTGGACCGACAGGACCTACTGGATTTACAGGATCTCAAGGTGCTACAGGCCCACAGGGACCAGCTGGGCCAGCTGGCCCACAAGGACCAGCAGGTCCTACAGGTTTTACTGGTAGCCAAGGTACTACAGGGCCAACCGGGCCAACTGGACCACAGGGACCGGCTGGTCCCACAGGTCCGCAAGGACCTATTGGTTTCACTGGTAGCCAAGGGACTACAGGTCCAACGGGTCCACAGGGACCTGCCGGCCCAACAGGACCAGCTGGTTCTACTGGATTTACCGGATCTCAAGGTGCTACAGGACCCACTGGTCCAACAGGGCCAACTGGACCCCAAGGTCCTGCCGGTCCAGCAGGACCTACTGGATTTACTGGATCGCAAGGTGTTACAGGACCCACGGGTCCAACAGGTCCTACCGGTCCACAGGGACCAATTGGATTTACTGGATCAAGAGGGCCGACTGAATATAATACTCACTTTGCTAATTATGTTTTAAGTGGCGGCGGAACAGTAACATATAATGGATCTGCAGTACTTTGGAACCAACGTGTTATTGCCATTCCTGTTGAAAATACTGAATTTGGTAGTTCCGGATATATTGATATTAACTGTCCAACCAGCGGCACAGTTACTTATTATCCTTCTACTGGTGGTACGTCTACTGTAACTTGTACAGCAAATGGTATACCTCTTGCTGCGTGGGAAGCTATTTGGTATCAGGTTACACCTGGACAGTCGAGTACAAGTGATCAAACAAAATTCCGTGTAACTGAATATCGAAATGCTGCATGGTCACCCGGCGAGGGATGGTTATTGATTGCTGTAAGAAATGGCGATAGTAATACTGTTAAATGGATGCCAGGACAAATTATTATTCCATCAGGCGGTTCATTTACTACATCAACAAGTATTGCTTCATGGAGAACCGGTTTCACCGGATCCCAGGGTGCTACAGGGCCAACCGGTCCTACCGGCCCAACAGGACCTACTGGATTTACCGGTAGCCAAGGTGCTACTGGTCCAACAGGACCTACGGGACCTACCGGGCCCCAAGGTCCTGCCGGTCCAGCGGGTGCTACTGGATTTACCGGATCTCAAGGTGCTACAGGTCCTACCGGCCCACAAGGCGCACAAGGTGTCGCCGGGCCAACGGGACCACAAGGACCAGCAGGTCCAGCGGGTGCTACTGGATTTACCGGATCTCAAGGTGCCACAGGTCCTACTGGTCCAACCGGCCCTACAGGACCGACTGGGCCACAAGGAACCCAAGGTCCTACTGGATTCACAGGATCTGGATACGGTACAAGTGCCAACGTCCAGATGGGATCGCTCGGCGTTGGTACTCCTGCATCAGGTACAACTGGTGAAATCAGAGCAACAAATAACATTACAGCATATTACTCAGATGATCGTCTGAAAAATCGCATAAGTAATATTAATAATGCGCTTAATAAACTTCTTTCTTTAAATGGTTTCTATTATGAAGCTAATGAAATAGCGCAAGCACTTGGATATGAAAAGAAGAAAGAGGTTGGTGTATCAGCTCAAGAAGTACAAGCAGTACTTCCAGAAATTGTTGTTCCTGCTCCTATTGATGAAAAGTACTTAACTGTTCGATATGAAAAAATAGTTCCTCTTCTCATTGAAGCTATCAAAGAGCAGCAAACACAAATAGACGCATTGCAATCTCAAATAGCAGCAGTGTTGAATGAAAAATAAGTATATAAATACCTTGTAAAAATATTAAGGGAAGTACAGTAAATGCCATTAGATTTTCCGGGCTCTCCTACGAACGGTCAGCAGTATACATCTGCTGGTATTACGTGGACATATAGTTCTGCTTATGGAACATGGGATGTTTCATCAGCGGGACCTTCTGGCCCTACGGGTTTCACTGGTTCTGCCGGACCTGCTGGTCCTACTGGGTTTACTGGATCTCAAGGCGACAAAGGTGGGGTGAGATACGCGTTTAGCACCACAACAACCGACGCCGATCCTGGAGCCGGGGTTTTAGCCTATAATAATGCCACGATTGGTTCAGTAACACAAATCTTTATTGACAATGTCGATGCCGCTGGTGTTACTCAGACCGCCTGGTACGATACCTGGGATGATAGCACAAACACGGTTCGTGGCCAGTTAACAATCGTAGGAAACTTGGCTGGTAGTACTGTTGTTAACGTTTTTAACGTAACAGGTGCAGTGACTGTTGCTTCCGGTTATTATAAAATCCCGGTAGCTTATGTTTCAGGTTCATTGCCAACTAACGCCGCGGCTCTTGCAATTAATTTCTCAAGAGCGGGTAACCTTGGATTTACAGGATCTGCTGGTACTAATGGCCCTACAGGTCCTGCTGGTCCAGCAGGTCCTACTGGATTCACAGGATCAGGCGGTGCGGCAGGTCCTACTGGGTTTACAGGATCACAAGGCGCGACAGGTTTCACAGGCTCTGGATACGGTACATCAGCTAACGTTCAAATGGGATCTCTTGGCGTTGGCACGCCGGCTTCAGGCACAACCGGCGAAATTCGTGCAACAAATAATATCACTGCATACTATTCTTCTGACCGAAAATTCAAAGAAAATATCAAGCCTATTGAAAACGCTCTTGATAAAGTCGTTGCGATTGGCGGTCAAACATTCGATTGGTCTAAAGAATATTTAGATGCTCATGGCGGTGCTGACGGTTACTTTGTTACATCATCTGATTTTGGCGTTATTGCACAGGATGTGGAAAAGGTTTTCCCATTAGCTGTTAGAAAAAGAAACGACGGAACTCTTGCTGTTGACTACGAAAAGCTCTGTGCGCTGGCCTTCCAAGCTATCAAAGAACAGCAAGACCATATAAATATGTTAAATGAAAGAATTAACACACTGGAGACAAAGTTATGAAAAAGACTTCAATTTTAGCACTAGCGCTTGGTGTAGCAGTACTTGCTGGCTGTGAAGCAGAAACTCCGGCTCCACCGGCTCCTCCTGGTGCTGGTGATTGCACCGATTGTTCTGGTGTTATTACTGATGGTGCACCTGGTCAAGTACAACCACGACAGGTAAGTGAAAATAGCTAATGCCATTACAGACTACCGGTGCTATATCTTTAAATGACGTACAGACTGAGTTCGGCGGGGGAAATCCAATTAGCATAAACGAGTATTATGCTGGTGGTGCTTCCGTACCTTCTGGTACGAGTGGCACTAATGGTGCTGTTCCTACTAGCGGGCAGATTAGTCTTTCTAGTTTTTATGGCACCGGTATTACTGTTTCTATTACGGATCAAACAATTTCTTCAACGGGATTTGGCACACGTTACGGATATTATTTTGTTACAGCCGGCGGAAAGATTCAACAATCTACGCAATCAGGCGGTATTAACCCATCTGATCTTGAAACATGGGTTGCATCAAATACTGCCGGAAGTCTTTTCGATGTAAGAGTCACGGTTACTGCCGGTTCTCTATCAGGTAACTCCACCGGTGTTTGGTTAGCTATGTCCGGTGGAACACGCAGTTGGTTTAACCAAACGACATTTAGCGGTGATACTCAATTTACAACATTCACTGTCGATCTTCGTAGAACCGGAAACACTACAATTCTAGATACAGCTACTATTACAATTGATCTTAATGAACTTTAATATTTAAAAGTGAGGATTATACTATGAATCAAGTTTGGCAATTTTGGCATGCCCAATTAAACGATGATATGATTAATAACATTATCAGCGTAGGAGAACAATACCCCATTGCTGACGCTGGATTAGGATTTGATGGGTCTACATCAAATAATAATACTCGAAAGAGTGAGATTCGCTGGATTAATCCAAATGACTACCAAAGCAAGTTTATCGTCGATATGCTCTGGTATTTTGCACGAGAAGCAAATCGAAATGCTTTCGGATTTAATATAGATTACTTGCCAGACATTCAGTTTACTAAATACTCGGCTGATGAAAACGGTAAGTATGATTGGCATTGTGATACATTCTGGGCAAATCCTTCTGCATACGATCGTAAGATTTCTTTGGTAATTCAGCTGACCGATCCATCTGAATACGAGGGTGGAGACTTTCAATTAGATCCACAATATCCAGCTCTTCCTTCTACAATTCGTGACAAAGGATCGGTGATTGCTTTTCCGTCATTTTTAAACCATAGAGTCACGCCGGTCACCCGCGGGGTTCGTAGATCTCTGGTATCGTGGATTCAAGGTCCTAAGTTTAGATAAATAAATAGAATCAAAACTTAGGATGTCGAGATGGCTACACCAACAACTAAAGCTGAATTTAAAGAGTATTGCCTACGTAAGTTAGGTAAGCCGGTAATCGAAATCAACGTAGATGATGACCAAGTAGACGATCGTATTGACGAAGCAATTCGTTACTGGTATGATTACCACTTCGACGGATCAGATAGAGTATACTACAAGCATCAGGTCACAGACACTGATAAAGCTAATAAGTACATCACACTGCCTGAGAATATTATCGGCGCAGTTCGCGTTTTTCAGATCGGCGATCCATCAATTCGTGCCGACGATCTTTTCAATATTCGTTATCAGATCGCTCTGAACGACCTCTATACATTGACAAACGTTTCTCTCGTTCCTTACTATATGGTAATGGAACATCTTGCGCTTGTGACAGAGCTTCTCGTTGGTCAACAACCAATTCGCTATGCTCGTCATAAGGACAGGCTGCATGTTGATATGGACTGGAATACAGTTCCAGCCGGAACATATCTCCTGGTCGAAGCTTATGAAGTTGTGAATCCAGAAACATGGACCGATGCATGGAACGACCGCTGGCTCCAGAACTATGCCACAGCTCTGATCAAGAGACAGTGGGGATCGAACTTAACTAAGTTTACCGGTATGCAACTTCCTGGCGGTGTGCAGTTCAATGGCGAAAAGATTTATGACGATGCCACTGAAGAAATTCGAAGAATGGAAGATGAGATGATTTCGTCGTATTCTCTTCCGGTTCTTGATATGATCGGATAAGATCTTGACTACTAATTTCTATTTCAATAATTTTAGTAATAGCCAAGAACAGCTTTTGATAGAAGATCTCGTAATGGAGTCTATCAAGGTCTATGGCCATGATCTGTATTATTGTCCTAGAACAATCATAGCCAAAGATGATATCTACGGAGAAGATACTCTCTCCGAATACAAGACTGCTTACTTCATCGACATGTACATTAAGAATGTCGATAGTTATGAGGGCGACGGAAACTTCTTATCAAAGTTCAATCTGGAAATTCGAGACCAGATGACTTTGACTGTTTCTGTTCGTAACTTCTTAAACGAAATTGGAAGTCTAGAAAATATTGAAAGACCGAGAGAAGGCGATCTCATTTACATTCCAATGCTAGATCGTCTCTGGGTAGTCAAGTATGTAAACAAAAATGCTGTATTCTATCAGATGGGTGCAATTCAAATGTACGATCTGGTATGTGAAATGTTTGAATACAGCTCAGAAAGATTTAGCACCGGCATCGAAGCAATTGATAGTATCGAAAAAGATCTTTCACTTGATGCCACAGAATATGCTCTTCTTACACAAGACGGATTTATTATTACTGATCAAGACGGATATCAGATTGTTCAGAGTGGCTACAACTTCGAAGAGCAAGCAAGAGATCCGTACGAAGATAATACAGAATTCCAATTAGAGGGTGATGCTATCTTAGACTGGTCGCAGATTGATCCATTCTCAGAGGGAGCAGTATAATGTTCGGCCGTACCTGGAATCATGATACTCTGAGAAAGTATGTAGTTTTATTCGGAACTCTTTTCAATAACATCTGGATCACACGCGACAGTGCATCTGGTGAATCGATTCAGACACTGAAGGTTCCTCTTTCTTATGGACCAAAAGAAAAGTTCTTAGCAAGACTTGAGGGTAACCCAGGGCTTTCAAATAAAGTCGGCGTTGTTCTTCCACGTATCTCTTTTGAGATGACTTCTTTTACGTATGACTCTGAAAGAAAACTGAATACATTGAATCGGTATTATAAGCAACCAACAAACAATGGTACAGACGATCGTATTGCTTATCAGTATATGCCTGTTCCGTATAACATTACATTTCAGATGTCGATCATGGTGAAGAATGCAGAGGATGGAACACGTATCATTGAACAGATTCTTCCGTACTTTACTCCAGAGTGGACAGCTTCTGTAAACCTAATTCCTGGCATCGATGCTATAATGGACATTCCAATTGTTCTGAACGATATCAACGTAACTGATACTTATGAAGGCCGCTTCGAAGAAAGACGTGCTATCATCTGGGATCTGACATTTACAATGAAAGCATACATCTTTGGACCAACAAAGAAATCTGGCCTGATCAAGTTTGCTCAAGCAAATATGAGACTCACAGATTCACCTACTACGGCAAATGCATTTACTACTGCAAACACTGTGGTAGTGACAGCAAAGCCAGGACTCACCGCACAGGGTGAACCTACAAGCAATGCAGCTCTATCAATTGATTATCTGGAAATCAAATCAACTGATGATTATGGATTCATTAATGACTTTATAGAGAATATCTAATGAGTAATATCGATAAATTTACTGGTTCAAATTTACCAGCAGTAGTTGAAAAGAAGGCTACCACTCAGACCGAGGCAGATTTTGAATATGCCCGCGAAAACATGATGGAAGTTATCAATAAAGGCCAAGAGGCACTCTTTGATCTCATGGATGTAGCTCGTCAGAGTCAGCACCCAAGAGCCTACGAAGTTCTGGCTACTATGATGAACACTATGGTCGGTGCAAGTAAAGACTTACTTGATCTACAGGCGAAGAAAAAAAAGATTCTAGAAGCCGATCCTGAAGCTTCTCCACAGCAAGTTACAAACAATCTTTTTGTGGGGTCGACCGCCGATCTACAGAAGATGATATCAAACATCAAAGGTGATTCTACCTAATGTTTGACTCTGTAAAGAAAATGTTTGACAAGGGTTACAATGGCAATCCACTTCTCAAGAAAGCTCGTCGTAAGATCGAGTGGACTCCTGAGATGGTGGAAGAATACATCAAGTGTGCGCAAGATCCGATATACTTTGCTGAAAAGTATATTCAAATCGTTCATGTTGATCATGGTCTGATTCCAATCAAGCTGTACGATTATCAAAAAGAAATCATCACCAAGTTAACTAATAACCGTCGAGTTACCGTTGTTACATCTCGTCAGGCTGGTAAGACAACAACCGCCGCGGCTATTATTCTTCATTACATTCTGTTTAACGACCACAAAACAGTTGCTCTTCTTGCTAACAAGGGCGATGCGGCTCGTGAAATTCTGGACAGAATCAAACTGTCTTATGAATCTCTGCCAGAGTGGCTGCAGCAGGGTGTGGTTGAATGGAACAAGGGTTCGATTGAACTTGAGAATGGTTGTAAAGTTATTGCTGCTGCAACCTCGTCTTCTGCCATTCGTGGTAAGTCGATCTCGCTGCTATACATCGACGAAGCTGCATTCGTTGAAAACTGGGATGAGTTCTTTGCATCGGTTTTCCCTACAATTTCATCAGGTGAAACTACCAAGATCCTCTTCACCTCTACACCAAATGGTTTGAACCACTTCTATAAAACCTGTATGGGCGCCAAAGAAGGAACTAATGGTTATCAATACGTTGAAGTTCCTTGGCAGAAAGTTCCTGGTCGTGATGAGAAATGGCGCCAAGAAACTCTTGCTGCTATGGACTTTGACCATGAGAAGTTTGCTCAGGAATTCGAGTGCGCATGGTTGGGTTCTTCTGGTACTCTGATTTCAGGCGCAGTACTAAAGAGTCTGGTAGTAAAAGCTCCACTTGCATCGAAAGCTGGACTTGCTCAATATTTTCTACCAGAAGAAGAGCACAAGTATGTTCTAGTAGCAGACGTATCAAGAGGTAAAGGCCTGGATTACTCTGCTTTCCAGATTATCGATGTCACAAAGATGCCATACAACCAGGTTGCAGTATACAGAAGCAACTTAGTAACTCCTGTTGACTATGCAGTAGAAATCCACCGAATTGCTAAACTCTATAATGATGCTACAATACTTGTAGAAATCAATGACATCGGCGGTCAAGTTGCTGATACTCTTTATTTTGATTATGACAGTGAAAACTTAATCTATACTGAAAATGCCGGCGCAAAAGGCAAAAGAATTTCGGGCGGATTCAATAAATCAGCAGACCGGGGTGTGCGCACTACAAAGACCGTGAAGTCTATTGGTTGCTCTCTGTTGAAACTTCTCGTAGAACAATATCAGCTTATTATTCATGATCATGATACTATCCAAGAGCTTTCTACGTTCTCGAAAAAGAATAGTTCGTATGAAGCCGAGCCAGGGTGTCATGACGACCTTGTAATGTGTTTGGTTCTTTTTGCTTGGTTGTCAGACCAACAGTACTTCAAAGAACTAACCGATATTCATACTCTCATGAAACTGAGAGATAAAACTGATGAAGAAATTGAAAATGATTTAGTGCCTTTTGGCTTTATCGATGACGGACATCCTGAAGATGACGTTGTAGACATGACTCAGAAGTGGAATCCGGAATTTGCTGGCTTGTTTTCCTAATCTAGCAACATTATAAATAAAACAAACTCGTATATAAAACCTTCGACTAAGGGAGATAACAATGGCGTTTCAAGTCAGCCCTGGAATTAATGTATCTGAGATCGACCTAACTACTACCATCCCATCGCTGGCTACCACTGTAGGTGCTTTCGGTGGCGTGTTCCGTTGGGGTCCTGTCGGAAAGTTCATTCTAGTAGATTCAGAAAATACTCTTGCCGCACGTTATGGCAAGCCAACATCAGACAACTACGAAACATTCTTCACAGCGGCTAACTTCCTTGCATATGGTAATGCTCTCTATGTAAGTCGTGCAGCTGTTACAACTGGTTTCTCAAATACGGTTACTTCAACAAGTGTTAACCTACAGAGCAATACAACTGTTATCCTGACAGGCAATAACCACGGTGTTCAAGCTGGTCATGCAGTATTCGGTGCTGGTATTCCAGACGGAACCTTTGTTTCAACCGTCACTGCTAACTCGACAGCTCTTGCTGTTGTTCTGACTGCAAATGCTACTACATCGACTGATGCTCAACTGAATTTCTTTGCAAATACTCTTGCTCTGAATGCTGTTGCTAATAGTGGCGTTATTGAACTGGCTGACTGTATTGTAAAGAATGCTGATGACTTCGAAGACAAGGGTCCAGCAAATGCTACCTTTGCTAGCACACAATTCGTAGCTCGTTATCCAGGTGATCTTGGTAACTCGCTTCGTGTGTCGATGTGCGATTCTGCAAATCAATACAGCAAGACAATTAATCCATTCAGCAACTCGAGCGTTGGCGGTGTAGCAACTACATATCGTCTTGATCAACTTGCTGCTGCTGGTATTACTATCAATGTAAACTCTTCGACTGCTAACGTATTCCTTACATGGGATTCAGGTGCTTCGACCCTTACATATGCTGAAACAAAGAATGCTGCAAATACAATCCTACAGTCTCTGTCTGTAGGTGACTATATCGAGCTTGGTAACACAACCGTTGGTACACAGGCACTCAAGATCAAGTCGCTTCCAACAGTTTCTTCGGATGACGCTTCAACTCAAGCATACTTCAACATCACGTTTGAAGATACTTGGAATCGTGCTTCGAACTTCACTGGTAACACAATTCCACGCAAGTGGGAGTTCTACAACACTGTTCCGGTTGCTCCAGGAACTTCACGCTATCTTTCGGATCGCGGTCTTACAACTGTTGACCAAGTCAGCGTTGTGGTTGTTGACGAAGACGGTAAGTTCTCGGGTACTCCAGGAACAGTCCTTGAAGTATACGAAAATCTTTCGCGTGCTACAGATGCTGTTGGTGAAGACGGTACAACAGCCTTCTACAAGACAGTTATTAACGATAACTCACGCTATGTATGGGCAACCAACGATCGTTCAGAAGCAACATCGACTGCTGCTGCAAGCCTTTCGAACTCAACTGCAACTACACCATATTCGAAGTCGTTTATCGGTGGACGAGATGGTGTGACTGAAAGCACAGCAACAGTTGCTGCTCTTGCTTCGGCTTACGATCTGTTTGCTGATGCTTCAACTGTTGACGTATCTCTGCTAATGACTGGTAAGTCGGTTGGTGCTTCAAACGGAGCTCAACTTGCTAACTATCTCATCGACAATATCGCTGATGTTCGTAAGGACTGTGTGGTATTCGTTTCGCCCCAGAAGGAAGACGTTGTCGGAAGCGGAGTGGAAGGTTCACAAGCTTCGAACATTGTAACATTCCGTCAGAGCGTACGCAATAGCTCGTATGCATTCATCGACTCGGGTTACAAGTATCAGTACGACAAATACAATGACGTATATCGCTATGTTCCACTGAATGGTGATATTGCTGGTCTGACAGCTCGTTCTGATGATCTACGCGATCCTTGGTTCTCGCCAGCTGGTTATAACCGAGGTCAAATCAAGAATCTTGTCAAGCTAGCTTATAGCCCGAACAAGACCGATCGTGATCTTCTTTACAAGAACGATGTCAACCCAGTAATCACACAACCAGGTCAAGGAACTGTACTGTTCGGCGATAAGACTGCTCTTGGTCGTCCAAGCGCGTTTGATCGTATTAACGTACGCCGTCTGTTCATTGTTCTTGAAAAGACAATTGCAACAGCTGCAAACCAAATGCTCTTCGAATTCAATGACGAGTTCACCAGAGCACAGTTCCTGAATCTGATTGAACCATTCCTCCGTGATGTTCAGGGCCGCCGTGGTATCACTGACTTCCGTGTTGTTTGCGACGAAACAAACAATACTCCAGAAGTTGTTGATACAAACCGCTTTGTTGGTGATATCTACATCAAGCCAGCAAAGAGCATCAACTTCATTCAGCTGAACTTTGTCGCCGTAAGATCCGGTGTTGAGTTCAACGAAGTTGTCGGCCAGTTCTAATAAATAAAAGAAACTAGGAGGAAAAAAGAAATGGCTTTTAATATCAATGAAATGAGAAGCCAACTGGTCTACGGCGGTGCACGTCAGAATCTCTTTCAGGTACGTATCAACAATCCTGCAAACGCTTCTGGCGACCTAAAAACACCATTCATGGTTCAAGCTGCTCAGATTCCAGAATCAACTCTCGGAGTAATTCCAGTATTCTACTTCGGCCGACAAATGAAGTTGGCCGGAGATAGAACATTCGGTGACTGGACAGTAACAGTCATTAACGATGAAGACTTCCTGATTCGTAACGCCATGGAAGAATGGTCGAACCGAATCAATCGTCTTGAGCGTAACGTTCGTGATATCAATCGTTACAAGTCGAATGCTACTGTAATCCAGTACGCAAAAGACGGCACACCGATTCGCGAATATAAGTTCAATGGAATCTTCCCGAGTGTTATCTCCCCAATCGAACTTGATTGGGCATCAACTGATCAGATTGAATCGTTCCAG